AGCTCCCGTATACTGCGCGGCTCGCGTAGTTGGTATGCGCGATACGGGCGGTTAGCTCAGCGGTAGAGCACTACCTTGACATGGTAGGGGTCACAAGTTCGATCCTTGTACCGCCCACCAATTGAAACCCAGCAGCGGCGCGGCCTTCGGGCTTAGCGCCGTTTCTGTGTCTGGCGATGACTGACCCCGCACTGACCCCGCGAAGCCGGGGTACATCCTTCGCTAGATCAGCAATCCATGCGTCCAGCGCCTTGCGCGCCTTGCCTAGATAGGACGGGTCGAACTTGGCATAGCCGCCCGTGGTGGAGGCGGCCTCGCCCTTCTTGTGGCCGATCAGTCCCGACACCTCCCAGCCCGGCACGCCGCGACGGCGAAGCTCGGAAGCCACCGTGTGGCGTAGCACCTTGGGCGCGAACCACGCAGGCAGCCCAGCGGCTTTGCGGATCTTCCTCCACGTCGTCTTGATCGACTTCACGGGCCGGCCGTGCCAGTTCACGTAATGCGCCGTCCCTGTGATCGTTTTGAGGTGCGCTGACAACATCCGGGTCAGCGGGACTTCTGGGCGGAACTTCTTCGTCTGCCTGCGCCCGGCCGGATTCAGCCGAATCAGCTTGTCATCCCAGTGCACCTGGAATGGCTGAAGGTCTACGGCGGCGTCACCTCGGCAGCCGGTCCCCAGCCGAATCAGGACGTAAGTCCAGATGTGATCCGGCATCGGCGTGTTCAGCAGCTTCACAAGCTGCGCACGGCTCGCCCGGTGCGGGTAGGCATCTCCGCCAGGGGGAAGCTGTACGAATGGCACCTGACGCACTTCTCCGCGCTTCCACGCCCTGTTCATGGCGGTCTGGCCTACGCCAACCAGTCGGCGCGTGTAGCCATCGCTGTAGCCGCGCTCGCGCAGCCAAGTCACAAAATCCTCTTGTGCCCCTACGGTCAGGTCGGCGATGGTCTTTTCCTCGCCCCAGTATTCGCGCCACAACGCCCGCGCACGCTTGGCAACGTCCTTGCTCGGCAGCGCATGCCCGCGTTGCAGCCAGTACCGGTCTATGGCGGCCATGATGAAGGTTTCGGAAGGCTCCGCATCGCGGATATCCGCAACCGTGAGGATCAGCTCTCGGGCACGCTGCTTGGCTTCGTCAAGGCTGCTACAGCCCGTAGCGCGGCTGACCTTCTGTCCCCGCTCCCTCCACTCGAGGTAGAGCTTCGCCGTGCCTTTGCGTGCGACGATGGCGTATTCGTCGGTGATTCGATAGACGATGCGGGACATTCCCCGTTCTCCAAATAGGCGCGCAGGTGTTCTTCGGTAAAGACGACATCGCGCCCGATCTTCTTGCTGGCGATCTTGCCCTGCCTGCGCCAGCGCCGCAGGGTGATGACGGATTTGTTGAGATAGGATGCGGCCTCTTTCTCGGTGTACAGCTCTGGCAATTTCTCGGCTGCGCTCACTCTGGCTGCTCCAATTCACGTGTCAGCGCGCCCTTGTCCAGCGCCCCGACATTGACGTAGTTCTTTCGTCCCGTCGCCGAAGTCTGTACGTCAACGTATTGGCCTGTGACCATGTTCAGTACCCGCAGGCACGACGCACCCTTGTGCGACCACAGTCGAGTTACGCGCTGGTGTTCAAAGTCGAAGCCGTAGGGGGTATTCACTCTGACTGCTCCGGTGTGCTTGGCGAATTGAGTTCATCCGCAACCTTCTGCGCAGACTCGCGCGAGTCAAACCATACGATGCGACCGGCGCCATTGCGATCAAGGTCTTGCTGTATGCCACGGTGACGACGGACAACTAGCGTCGTGTGCGGCCCGCTTGATTCGACTTGCCACTCCATCACTCCATCTCCCCACTATCGAAGCCCCATGAGCGCATGAGTTCGGATGCTCGCTCAATCACCATTCGCGGTATCGAGTATTCGATAAGAGCCTGCATCAGCGCATGAGCAGCAGCCGCGTCGTGCACTAGCATCTCTGCCTGCCGAAGCTCCACAGCATCCTCGTCCACGCAATAACCGCTGGCGTGCACGCAGCCGTCTTGCATCTCAGTCCTAAGCTTCATCGCCGGCTCCTTGCAGGTGGGATTGGATGCGCTTTATCGCTTCGGCGTAATGGCGCGGACCGAGGTAGCGCGACACATCCAACAGCAGCGCATTCGCCGCAGCGAGGCGGTTTCCAAGCCGTTCCGCCTGCTCGTCAGAGCGCTGGAATGCCTCGGTCACCTCCCCAAGCCTGATAACCAGTGGCTCGACACCCTCGGCTATTTCGGTCAGGCGGTGGAGTTCGGCGCGGATGGTGTCGTAATCGTCTGCGCGGAATACGATCAATCCCTGGCCAAATGTGTTCACCGGGACAACTTTGCGATTGGCATCAGCACGCTCCACCGCATCCTGTACTACCTGGGGCAGCTTCATGACGGCTCTCCCGGCGACGGGGCGGCGGCGAGCGTTGTGGTGATCGACGCGTGGACGTGCGCTGACCTTTCTTGTGCGTTATCCCCCTGCCGAGCTGCATTCAGCTCGCGCTGCCAGTGGCGCACCATGCTTTCGCGCACCAGCACCTGCCCGCCCGGCACTGGCTCGGCAGTGGTGGCAGCGCGAAGCTGTTGCTTAGCCATGACGGCATGCGGGTCCCCGCCAACGCGGAACGACATGGCACGCTCGATGCGCTGGTCAAGCTCAGCCTGATTCGGCGTTCCATTCTCGAACCCGATCCGGCGATTCTCGATTTCACCAAGCAGTGCCTCGACCTCAACGCAAAAATCTGTAGCTGGATCGGGGTGATGGCCGAACTTTGCAACGTCCAACTCACCCTGCGCCATTGGCTCGGCAGTGGGTGCAGTAGATGCACCGTGATGCCATAGGAACGCGCAGTAAGCCGCCACATCGCGAGGATCGACCTTGGTGATGTGCTGCATTAGGTGGGCGCGGCACTCGTCCATCCAGTCCCGCGAGCGCCATCCATCCGTGTAGCCATATTTCTTTTCGGCATCCGCAAGCTTGTTGCCGAGGGCCAAAGCGAAGTTCCAGACAAGGCATGCGGTGGCCGGATTCAGGTCGCCGAACTCGCGCATGAACCATTCACTAGCTTGCTCGGAAGCATCCATCTGCGCCGCCTGTGCTGGCGGGTATGGGGTAGCACCAGATTGTTTGATCCAGCCGTCGATGTGTTCTTCGCAACCATCCTGCAGGGCTTCGATGGACCAGCCTTTATGCCGGTACGCGTATTCAGCCCCGTACTGCGCCAGTCGAACGGCAACACGCTGATCCAACCCTTCGCGATCGCCACTCGGCAACAGGTGGGCTACGGATTGGAGGGCGGCTCGCATGGCTGCACGGTAGTCAATGCGGGTTTCTTCAGTCATTGTTTGCCAAGGTGCGTGCATACCAATGCCGCGAACTCGCATGTGCCGCTCAGCGGCAATCTCGACAACCTCATCCGTCACACCCTGCTGCGCCCGCTGGATCTGTTCCAGGAGATCGGCGTAAGCGGTGAGCATGCGTTGTATATGCAGTAAATCAGCCTTGCTGTAATTTCCACTCTTGAGGCGATTCTTTTGTTGCCGCACTTCATCCACCGAATACTCAGACATTGGATTCTCCTTGCGACTTGATGGCGGCGTCGATGGCTTGGTCTAGTTCTTCTGGACCGCCAGCGCTATATCCGGGCGAGTAACTACACCACTCATTCCATGCTATTTCACACGCAGAAACACGCAGCCACCGATACCTCTCCGCGTCCCTCGCGTCATCACTCACCCCGCCAGATCGCACCGGCTGGTGATGGGTGTAGAGATTGGTATCTGGCGCAAGCTGGCACGGACCGCCCTGATGCCAGATAAGCTCGGCGCACTCTCCGATAGTCAGAACCGGATCACCCACCGCCCCGCCATCGCCCTCGGCGTCGAGGGTTTTGACTGACGCGAGCGCAGCCAGTGCGACGCGTGCCTGAGCGATGTAATCCTCGGAATACATCTTCCAGTTGTCATCGTTGTTTACATTGCAGACTTGGGAATTGTCTCGGCAAAGCGCGCGGGCAACTGCGGTTAGCTGCGCATCCGAATACTTCCGCTCGGCCAGTTCGCGAAGGGCGGTCATGGCTGGATGGCCTGCCAATCGAGATTGGAGTCGTTCTGTCCGTAGACGCCGCCGTAATGGCTTTCTTCGGGCCAAGTCAGAGAGCCGCCGTAATAGCCGTTTGATTCATTGCGGTAGTCGATGATGATGTGACCGCTATCCGTGGTTATCTTCAGTCCATAGAATTGAAGCTCGCCATTCTGGTCATCGGCGTCCGCGTTCAACTCAACATCCTCCACGGCAGAGACAAGCGCAGGAAATCCTCGCGCAGGCAGCTCTATGCCTTCGATCCATGTATGCGAGCAGCAATCCGCATCGCATTGAATGGTGATTTCGTCGTCACCACACACGAACAGTATGGCTTCGCGGTCGGACGCAATCTTCATGTTTGTGATAGTTTTTCCGATCAAGATGTTTTGTTTCATGCTCATCCCTCAATCCTCTTCGTGGTGGTCAGGCTGCGATTAAAACGGCAACTCTTCTTCGCCAAGCGCCGTAGTCACAACACTGACCTTTGCCGACTTGCTCACGGCCTGAAGCACATAAAACTCGCGGCGCGGAGAACAGTCAGCAAGACGTTCGGCCTCGGTTATCGCCGACTTGTAGGTTTGGTGCCTATACGTCGGTTTGCCAGACTCCGGCTGCCAGACAACAAAGAACGTTTCGTTATTCATGGTCACTCCTCAGAACGGAATCGAATCATCCACAAACCCATTGCTGGCATCAGCATGCGCAGGCTTCGATTCATGGCGCTGCGGTCGATCGGACTGGCCGGGCTTCGCACCATCGTTTCCGCCGAGCATCTGCATCTCGCTGGCGATAATGTCCGTGCTGTAGCGCTCGACACCCTGCTTGTCGGTGTACTTGTCGGTGCGCAGCGAGCCTTCGATATAGACCTGGCGGCCCTTCTTCAGGTACTCGCCGGCGATCTCGGCCAGCCGGCCGAACAGCTTCACGCGGTGCCACTCGGTGCGACTCTGTTTCTCGCCGCTTTGCTTGTCTTTCCACTCCTCGTTCGTCGCTACGCTGAAGGAACAGACGGCTGTGCCGGATGTTGTGGACCGGGTTTCGGGATCACTCCCAAGCGTTCCAACAAGAATCACTTTGTTTACGCCACGCATTTGTCGATCTCCTTCCAGGTATCTCGCCGAATGATGCGGCGAATGTTGTCTACGGAAACGCCGGCCACGTCGGCCAGGTCCTTTGGCGCGGCGCCGTCATTAGCGGCTCTTCGAATAGCTTCCACTTGGGACACCACTAGCTTTGCTGATCCTGACTTTTCACCGCATATCAAGGCCGAGTGCCTAGCCCCACTGGAAAGCCTCATCTTTCGTTTGGCATCGCGCATGTTCTCTGTGCGAGTCCCAAGGAAAAGGTGATCGGGGTTGATGCATTGCCGTGTGTCGCACTTGTGGCAAACATCCATGCGCGCAGGTATTTCACCGAAGGCCGCTTCATATGCTGCGCGGTGCGCAGTTATGTTCTTTCTGCCATGACGCACGTTGCCGTAACCGTTTCCCTTTTCTGCGCCAAGCCACAACCAGCAGCCTGTTTCGGTAACCGGAATGGATCTGGCTTCATGCCACGAGGTATCCATGGTCATGCCACCTCTTGAAGTTTGAGTTTTTCGGTAGCCAGCTTCTTGACGAAAAAGTCCAGGTGCTCGGCAAGTTTTTCGGTAAACGAATCAGGCACGACGCGCACGATCAGCGGCTTGTGACCTGGGCAATAGGACATGAAGTCCCACCACTTGCGCCCGGTGATAAGTAGGCTCCCGTGAACCTGTGGCTTGTACTTGTCGGGAAGCGTTCCGGCGCGCAGATACCCGACGTGCTGCGGGCCATCGGGACATTTGATTTCCAGGCCGCCGTCGTTGCCGATCAGTGAATCAGGGCTGCACCCAGCGTCGCCAGCGTCGCGCAGCACGAAGCCCACTATCTGTGGCTCCACGTCATGCATGAATGCATAAAGCTCTCGCGCCTCCGGCTCCAACTCGTGCCCCCGGTCCGTGTCGGCGGTGCCCTGAAACTTTCGCTTTACATCGACGCGGATTGCCTCATCAATCAAGCGGTCTATGTACGTTTCATGCGCTGCCGCAAGGTCGCCCTTTTTCGGCGTAATGATCGAGTCGAACTCGGACGCTGACGGCACGCCGCGCCGCGCAGCCAGCCATTCAGGCGACCCTTGAGCGCAGTCGATGATTTTCACTTCTTGGATTCCTTCGCACGCAGCGTCGCCATCACGCTGTCAAACGACTTGGCTGGAATGGCGCTGACCTTTTCGACCTTCAACCACTTCAGGAACTTGGCCTTGTCGCTGCCCGTGGCCTCCAGCATCTCCGCGATCTGGATTTCCTGCGCGTCGGTGATCGTTTCAACCACTGCCGCATACGCATCGTCATCCTCGCCATGACTGGTGAGGTTCAGCAGTGCGCCGGCGGTGTACCGCTTGCCGTAGCTCACGCTGGACGCTACGGCCTGGACAGCGTTCTTGTTGCCGCTTGGATCTGCCGGAAGGGTGATGCTGGTTTCCTCGCGGTGGCCGGAGCGGTGCGATAGGACGCCAGTCACCGTGATCCCGTTGGTGAAGTCGGTACGGAAAGTCAGGGCGAAGCCGTGCTTCATCAGCACTGGTTTGATCGCCGAATTGATGTCCTCCCACAGCGCGTAGGTGTAGCGTCCGGCAGCATTGCCACGCTCACCAATGGCCGGCAATTCCGGCTGCATGGATGCCATCGCCTCATCAAAGGCGCCACGGGCCGCCAGCGCATCCGCGCTCACTTTCATCTGCATTAGGCGCTCCAACTTGTCGATATCGACTGCCGGATCACGCGCGGCCCGCTCAATCATGGCGAACATGGGCGACACATCGGATACCGCCAGTTCGTGTTTCTCGATTTTCGCTACATTGCTCATCTCAAGTCCCTTCCCGGTTAGCGCCGGGCCGCTGTGGTTAATAGGTTGTTCGTGGGGCCGGTGGTGAATTTCCGGCTTGTGCTGGCATGCAACTGCGCGCAATACATCTATCGGTGCCACTATCCAGAAGGTCACTTAAGACCTTGCACGGGCCTGGTCCCCCGGAGCCTGCTTAATCTGCCAATTAAGCCGGATACACCGCCTTCATTGCAGCCATGACGCATCACCACTGCGCATTCCCACGAACACAAAAGCAGCCAGCTTTTCGTCTCTACGGATCGGCCTGCCAGCCGACTAGCTGCTTTTGTCTTGGTGGGATGGAAGGCGGCACTACCACAATGCCGCCTTCCCAAATAAATTGATTCTCTAGTTACTACGCGACTAGAACGCGACGGCGGTTACATGGCGTAATCCTCTTGAGCTTCCGTGCATCAGGCCCACGGCGGCCATATATAAGGGAGCCGGCTGAATGACGCATTGCGGTGTTGCGTCACAACCAGTCCGCACTAGTTACAAGACCCATCTGCGCTCCGTCAGCGAATTCGCCTTTCGGTACAGTGCATGGAATGCCAACCGGCTCCCTTATGCACTCTTGGCATCCATTCCGCAGAGAGTGCCGCTGCTCCGGTACTGCAGTTCGTGGCTCGGATACACGGGGAAGTGCGCTGCAGTTCGCGTTGTAGGTGCCGCCCTCAGCCGATCACGGGGAGAGTCGTGACCTTGATGGCCTTGGGCGGCGTAGGGGTTACTTCTCGCTCGGCTGCGCCGGCTTGTCATCAGCCAGTTTCGTCAGCGCCTTTTTCGCCAAGTCGTAGATGTCGCGCGACTCTTTGCTCATCGTGTCGATGGCTTGCGGGCTGGTGATCTTCGGCAGCACGATCATGGCGGCGATGGTTTTTGTAGATGGCATCAAGATGCCCGCCCCGATCAGGAATGGACAAACCCATATGGCGATCCGACACATCTTGTAAGCCAACGCAGCTCCTTGGTCCGTATCCATATCCGATTTGGCTGCTGGCTTAATGAAGATGGCGATGATAAAAATCATGGAAGACAAAACCGCGATAAGCGCCAGCGCACTGCTAATCGTGTCGGCCTGAAACAACAAATACACAAGCAACGGACTCATTGAAATATCCCTGCCGGAACCCCGGCGTTATTGAAAGTCATTACCCAGCCAAGCCCTTAACCACCACGCCGAACATCCACACGAACAGGTCTGCGCATAGGACGAAGGCGGCCATTTTGCGTAGGTGCGGAGGGTGGTCATGGTTGAACGTCCTCAATCAACCCCTTGAGTTCATCCAATCTAGCCCTCTGCGTCTTTAGCAGATCCTCCGTTTTGGATATACGATCCCTCGCTTCGCTAACCAGCTTGCGCAGTTGCTCGTTCTTCGCCTCGGTGGGGGTTGGCCAAAAGTGCAGGCCTTCATTGCCATGCCATACGCGCTGATCGTCATCGTCATCGTTGTTGAGCATGTGCACGGCGACGATCCGGCTATAATCGTCCTGAGCCAACAACAACTGACACTGCCAGCCGTGCGAACACGTCTTGCACTCGACCTCAAGCTGAATTTCTTCAGCGCGCTCACGCCGTCCGGTGACCACGTACCGGAATACGCCAGCGCAAGTCACGTAGCGGAATAGTTCATCGCCAACCTTGTATTCACCGATTCCCTTGCTCATCCTTCCATCCTCAAAAGTTCGCCACCCACGCCAGGATCAGCAGGCGAGGGGTCACCCGTCCTGACATGGGTGGCGGTTGAAAACGTGCGCTGTGCATACGCATGGCGCGGGTAGTGATGTGCCGCGATGGCGAGTGACAACTCGGCGCGGAGCTGGGAGTCGGTCAGCGCGTAGGGGTTGGACAGGGTGTGACGAGCGGTCATGACATCACCTCGTCCTCCGCCGCACTAACGCAGCGCTCGGCAAACGAGTCCATCGCAATCTCACGGGCCAGCTTGCCGAGTTGGCAATCGTCCGTGCCGGTCATCAGCAGTTCGCGTACCTTGATCGTGCGCGCGTTGTCGTTGAACATGCCGTCACTCAACGCAATGTCCCACTCGTTGAGGTCACCCATCCGGCGAAACTTCCAGCCGTGCGCCGCGATGATGATCTGATTGGCGGACTCGAAATTCTCCTTGAGCGCATCGGCATGCTCCACGATGAGCCGGTCCATCGGGTCGAGTGATGTGCGGATCTGATCGGCGATGAAGGCATCGCGGCGTTCCCCGGCAAACGTGTCGTGATCGCGCGGCAGCGAGTTGTCGTGGCGCGCTTGGGTCTGGGCGAAGTTCATGCCGCAACCCTCCCCACAACCCGGCGCATCACCAGCGACCAACCTGCCGGAATGTGATCTACTGGACCGATATACGTAACGATCTGGATAGCGCCGTCGTTCATGCGCGCTATGCGGCAGCGGAAGGTTTTCATGCGACCACCACCGGCTTTCCGCCTTTGAGCGAATACCATGTGCCAGCTTTGATGCCGTCGCGCCCAGCGATGCCAGCCCATACGGCTACAATCTTTCGATTTGGATCACGCTCGACCAAAAACAGGGCGCAGCCGTCTATGCCGCGAACCTTGCCGGAGTCGCCCGATGCGGTTGCAGCGCCGGAGTAGCCCGATGCGGTTGCAGCGCCGGAGTAGCCCGATGCGGTTGCGGCGCCGGAGTCGCCCGATGCGGTTGCAGCGCCGCAGTTGCCCGATGCGGTTGCAGCGCCGCAGTTGCCCGATGCGGTTGCAGCGCCGGAGTAGCCCGATGCGGTTGCAGCGCCGGAGTCGCCCGATGCGGTTGCGGCGCCGCAGTTGCCCAATGCGGTTGCAGCGCCGGAGTAGCCCGATGCGGTTGCGGCGCCGCAGTTGCCCGATGCGGTTGCAGCGCCGGAGTAGCCCGATGCGGTTGCAGCGCCGCAGTTTCCCGATGCGGTTGCAGCGCCGGAGTAGCCCGATGCGGTTGCAGCGCCGCAGT